GGGGAACCGGCTAGTGCTTGAGGGAGTTACTTCGCTGGCTTATACCAGCGAATCCCTTGCAGCACCGGCCAATACCAGGCGATGACTCTCTCGATCTGCGGATACTCCGTCCATCCAAGCACGGGCACCCCTTGATCAAGCCTGGGTAGCTCGACGGTGACTTCGCCCCGCTTCACTCGCGTGAAGAGGGACGCTCGTCCGGTATTCTCTTCGGGGTTAATGTTGCACAGCCCCTTGAGGTACGGACCGATGTCTGTCACGTTTTCAAACTTGCGAGTAGTAATCCGCAACGGAAAGAACATCTCCGTGACGGTCCGAGCGCCTCGCGGCGTGTCGGGCTCGCAAACGTCGAGTTTTCTGACAGCTCCCACCTTCCTGCAATAGGCCAACGGCAAGCGCACGTATGTAACCTCGTGCGCCTTACCGAAAGAAACGGGCCCAGCAGGGGTGGTACCATGGGTGTTCAATACTTCAACCAAACACGTTGCAAAGCCACGGAATATAGTCCCGTAGCGCATCGTGTACCAACCGAACCCAGCAGGGCTCGAAAGGTGATTGATCAAAGAAATAACATCGAACTTCCATAGCAGTGGCCTCTTAAGGAAGACCGGTCTGATGAAACGACCGTATCTATAGTCATGTCCGCAGGACTCCCGGAAGGGGCCTACGTGGAAAGACTTCCTTAGGTTAGGCCAAAAGCCGCAATCGCGGAGCGCCTTAAGCACTACCGGTGCATCTTGGTTGCATACGATAATATCATCACCGTACACGCTCGGTTCCCGGTTCGCACCGGGCCCACCCTGCGATGGCTCTAGGTCAGCAGAAGGATCTGCCAACCTAATCGCCGCAGTGGAGATCGCATAGAAGATCAGCGTCTCCAATGGGAAAGTAAAACCATTCCCCATTGTGGAAAACATCCGCTTGTGTACCCACTCCCCACAAAGATTTACTTGTGGAGAACGGGCCAAACGTAACGCCCGAAACCAATCCGACGGAAGCAGCGAGCGAACAAGCTCAAAGCTTATAGTGTCGGATGCACTGCTTAGATCGATCGTCGCCACCACGCCCGCAGAACTACCCGCGAACGCAAGTGACCGGTTCCGCTCTTGATCCCGACAGTTCAACTGGT